ATGATACAAGACATGGCACGTGTACATGTGAAGAATTAGTTCCAGACATGGATCACGTTTGTCCTAACTGTTTTGGAAAAAATAAAATACATAGCATGGTACGTAATGAAACAGAAGCTGGTTGTTTAGATTGTGGACAGGAGTTTGTTATAATAGATGATAACGTATTAAGATTTAAGTAATGGCTAGATATACATATCATATAGATAAAACCTTATATTGTGAGGTTGACTATACATATCATAAAAAAGAAGAAGAGGTATGGACAGAAAGTAATGGTGATCCTGGTACGCCAGGTCATCCTGCTTATGTAGAAGTACATGCAGTGTACATGCCTTTAAAAGATGAGATAGGTAATGTAGTAGGTGTTGATGTAATGCCTTTACTACATGAAATGGATATAGATTTAGAAAACATAGAAGAAATAATAGAAAATAATTATGAGTGAAGAAATAGAAAAAGACATGCAAGACATGCAAGGTAGTAATATAGAAGAAGATATAAAGTATAGACAAGGCAGGCCTAGATGGAAGGTTGAACAAACTGAAGTTGCAGCATGCATATGTCTATTGATGTGTCTATTAGGATTAACAATAATTTGGTATATTACACACATATGAAAGATCAACTATTTATAAAAGCAACAATCAAGGAAGGTAAATTACACTTCCCTATAAAAGCCTTTGAAAATAAATATAATAATTTCTTTAAGAAGCAGCCAGATGGCGCTAAGATAGAAATCTTTATTGGAGTTCAAGATGGTAAAGGAAGTAATCCTCAATTAGCTAGACTACATGTTATGATAAGAGAGATTGCAAATGAAATAGGGTACACATTTGAAGAAATAAAACTACAAGTTAAGCGTAAAGCTGGCCTATGTTTTAATAAGAATAATGTTGAGTACTGTAAGTCATTTGGTGACTGTGATAAAGAAGAACTAAATTTAGCTATACAAGCTTGTGTTGAAATAGGAGACTTTAATAATATGCAGCTAAGATAGTTTAGCTATCTCTTGTGCTAAGAAGGCTAGTCCTTCACCAGCAGATTCTTTAGTCTTAGCTATTTCAGCTAACTCAGCTAGCTTCTCCTCATCAACTGGTAGTTCTTGTTCAATCTCTAGACCTTGTTGTTTAGCAAAAGATTTGAGTAAGTGTGTTAAGGAATATATAGTATATAGCTCATGCTCTATAGGTGTCAAAGTTTTATCATTACCTTTAAGTTTACCACTAATAATATTATGGAACTTTTCAGTTAACTCACCTATCTTACTATAATCATTATAGAATTCAGAAATGTATCTATAGTATACATTTTGTAAACCAGGAATAAAAGCAGGAGATACTTCAATATCTTTAATGACTTTGCTGTAGTTATAAGTAACTACTTTACGTACAGGCTGTTTCTTTTCTTCCATAATAATAAGATTTAATAAACAAATATACAATAATATATGAAAAAATTAGAAATAGACATCAATAATTTAAGAGAAAGAATAAATGATACACTAGAAGAATCAGGGTGGACACCTGCATTAGCTCCTTTTATAAATGGATTAAGCTTTGACATAATATTAAATAATTTAATTAGTATGTATGAGTCTGGTAAAAGATTTACACCAAGGTTTAAAGATATATTTAATGCATTTAAAGAATGTCCATACAAAGAAATTAAAGTTATTGTAATAGGCCAAGATCCATATCCACAACTAGGATCAGCTGACGGAATAGCTTTTAGTTGTTCAAAGAAAGGTAAGGCTGAAAAATCCTTACAATATATACTTAAAGCACTAAATGATGAAGATGGTGATGTTGACTTAAGACGTTGGTCAAACCAAGGCGTGCTGCTTCTTAACACAGCATTTACATGTGAAATAAATTCAATAGGTTCACATATAAACTTATGGAAACCATTTGCTATATATCTGTTTGAGTTATTAAACAGACATCACAGAAATATACCTGTTATAATGATGGGAAAGAAAGCAGAAGACTGGCAAGTATATTTATCAAACCAAAAATTATATAAAGTAGCACACCCGGCCTCAGCTGCATATAGAGGAGGACAATGGGATTGCAAAGATGTGTTTAATCAAGTAAATATAGAGCTTGAAAAGCAACAAAAGACTTGTATAAAATGGTAAAATTACTTATATTTATAACCTTAAAAAACCAATAAAATATGTGGGATTTATTCCAAGTGATGTTAAAAAAAAACGTCACACCTAATCAAGTACTTCTTATGTTTGGTATTAAAAATGGTGTAACTACACCACCAAAAGATACTAGACTATTAGATAAAAATCATTTAGTTTCAATAGGTTTTTTAGAACATAAAAATGGAGTATACCTTATGACTGCAGAAGCTAAAGCATTCTGTGTTAGACTTGATAATTACTTTATTAAAGCAAAAAAGAAAACAGATATACAACTTATGGGTAAGAACTTTGTAGATAAAATAAATAAATACAGAGAGATATTCCCAGCTAAGAAATTACCAAGCGGTAAACCAGCAAGAAATAATGTAAAAGCTCTAGGAGAAGCATTCAGGTGGTTATTTCAGACTTATGAGTATACATGGGATGAAGTACTTAAAGCTACCAGAATGTACGTAAATGAGTATAGAGATGCTGAATACTTATATATGCAAACAAGTCAGTACTTTATCTGTAAACAAGATAAACACAGAGTAAAGCACTCTACACTGGCTGATTATTGTGATATGATTAAAGAAGGTGTTAGTAATGAAGATGATCATTTTAAAGAAAACGTAGTATGAAAGCAAAAGAATCATGGGTTGGACAATATGCTGCCTTTAATGAGGCGCTTAAATATATGTATGCCAGATCAACTGGTGAAGAGAAATCAATATATACTCCTTGGCCTAAGTTTAATGACGCAGCTACTGATGGTATAGAGTGGAACACATTGACTGTAATTGGTGGTAGACCTGGTTCAGGTAAAACATTAATTAAAGATCAAATTATTAGAGAATCATTTGCACTTAATCCTCATGATAAATTTAGGGTATTAGAATTTCAATTTGAGATGGTTGGTAGAACATCAGCCATTAGAGAATTTAGTTCTATAACTGGTAAAACATATAAAGAATTATGTAGTGCTGGATCAACACTAAATACTGACACACTTAATCAATGTCACCAATATGCAAAGGAAAGAGTTAAACATCCGGTAGACATCATTAGTACACCAATGACTGTTAATCAGATGCGTGAGCAGATAGATGCATATATGAATCTACATAAAGGGACAAATACAATGATAACTCTTGATCATACAATGTTAGTAAAGAGAGCACCATATCAGAATAGTACATTAGATATGCTATTTGAGTTAGGTGAGTTCTTTACTCAGTGTAAAAGAGATTATCCTTGTTTGTTTCTAGCCTTATCACAACTTAATAGAAACATAGACAATCCAGACAGGGCTATAGATGGCAAGTATGGTAACTATATATTAGAGTCAGATATATTTGGTTCAGATGCAATGCTACAGCATGCAGATATGTTAATAGGTATCAACAGGCCAGCTAAACAGAAGATTAGGTTTTATGGACCTGATAGATATATAATAGAAAATGATAGAACATTAGTACTACACTTTCTTAAGGCAAGAAATGGTGATGCAAGAATGAGTTTCTTCAGAGCAAAGTTTGAGCAAATGCAAATTGAAGAGATGGCTACACCTGGACAACAAGAACGTAGATGATAAATACTAAAAATATAAACAATAAAGATATGGGACTAACACCCGCACAACGTAAAGAAAAAGTTGCAAAACTTAAAGAAGAGCATCAGGAATACTTTGATATAAATAATATTCCTAGTGCACTATATATTCCTAAGATGGCTTATAGACCATCTGGTAAGGATGAGCTACATGTTAGCTTTTTTCCTAGTGAATTTGATAAAGACTAGATATATATACAGAATTTGTAAGTATAGATTATGACTCTGAAGATCCTAAAAGAACATTATACTTGTTAAAGCATAACCCTCATTGGAAAGAGGAGTATGAGCTAATTACAAGTAACTCAGGATTTCAAAGACACATGGTACCCGCTAGTGAGCTTAAGGTGATCAATGACGTAGTAACTAGGTCCAATGACAAAACAACTGCTATGGAAGAAGGTTATGATCACAAAGGAGAAATTGATTTTGCAAATCCAAGTATACCAAATCCGGATGATAAGGTAATCAATGATCCTTTAATAGATAAGCTAGAAGAGATTAATCAAACATTAATAACATTAACTAAAGTAATCAATAAAATAGTAAAATAAATGGCACAAAGCGTATTAGTAATTGCAGATTCAGGTACAGGAAAGTCTACCTCAATCAGGACATTAAATCCAAAAGAGACTTTCATAATAAACATAGCAAATAAACCTCTACCTTTTAAAGGTTATAAGAGTAAGTATACTCAGATAACTAAAGATAATCCTAAAGGTAATATAACATCAGCAGCCTCAGCAGCTGGTATTATTAAGGCTATAAAACATGTTGATGAAAAAATGCCACACATTAAAACTCTAGTGGTAGATGACTGGCAATATATGAGCTCCTTTGAATACTTTGATAGAGCTAATGAGAAAGGTTATGATAAGTTTACACAAATAGCAGCAAATTTAGCAATGGTTGCTAAGATGCCTAAAGACTTAAGAGATGACCTTACTGTTATATTTCTGACACACTCAGAAGATTCAACAGATATAAATGGAAATAGAAAAATCAAAGCAAAAACTATTGGTAAAATGATAGATAATACTTTAACTTTGGAAGGTCTATTTTCAATTGTTTTATTTGGAAAAGTAAATAAAAATGATGATGGTGTACTTGAATATGGTTTTGAAACTCAAAACAATGGAGAGAACACATGTAAATCACCTATGGGTATGTTTGAGGATATGTTTATCCCTAATGACCTTAAGTATGTAAAAGAATGCATACAAAAATATGAAGAGTAATAATCAATTAATTAAAAAGAAAAATTATGTTAAGTACTAAAGACATGTCTGTTGGATCAGGCACTATCAAACCAGTAATTGGAACAGGTAATCACAAATTAAAAATCAATTCAATTACTTTTGACCAAACGCCTTATGATGCAGACGCATTTAATATTATGTTACATGTAGAAGGTGAACCAGTATCTGGAGATTTCAATGGATTCTTAAAAGATATGAATAACCCTAATGGTGACCGTTATGTTGGTCAGGTGGGTAGAGTTAGATTCTCACCGTATCCATATAAAGATGCCACATTAAATAATGGTAATGAAATCAAGAGAGATACTGAAGTATTAAAAGCTATGGTATTTTTATCTGAAGTTGTTGGTAAAAGAAATGAGCTAGATGCTATTGAAGCAAATACAATTGAAGAGTTTATGTCTGCAGCTGGAGCTGTATGTTCAGAAACTGGATTCATTAATGCATGCTTAGGTGCACGTGAATGGGAAAACAAAGAAGGTTATGTAAATAATGATTTGTTTTTACCTAAGATGAATAAAGAAGGTGTACCATTAGAAGCTCTAGAAACAGAGAATTCTAAAATGTTAACGTTTGACAAAACAAACACACAACATTTTAGACCATTAATGAAAAAAGAGTCAACTGCAGCTGCTAGCTTTGAACCAGCTAAAGCAAAAGGAGATGACTTTGATTTATAAATAAAAAATATGAGGAGAGAGTGTGGATGAACGGCATTTTGCCAACCAACTTTAACCGGGAGTATAAGAGCTTCCTGTTTTTAATTAGATTTTATACCCACTCTCTCTCTTTATATAATAATAAGAATATATGATAAGCACAAAGAACTTAGTATTACAACCTGCTGATGTTCCAAGTTATTGGGTGTTTCAATATTATTTAAATCTACCAGAAACCTTAACAGGACAGGATATAAAGATTAAGTCTATCTTTAATCCTAATGAGAATACACCTAGTTTTTGTATTTATGTTGATAAATTAGTAATGCAATATAAATTTAAAGATTTCTCAACCGGTAAGAGTGGTGATAAAGTTGATCTAGTTAAACAAATGTTTGATATAGATTTTCCTAAAGCTTCAATGAAAATAATAAATGACTACAATCAATATGTAAAGACTTCAGATTATAAAACACAAACCTTAAAGCCTGTAGCTAAGTGGGAAGTTGACTTTATTAAAAATAGAGAGTGGACAACTGATGATAGCGCCTTTTGGTTAGACTTTAATATAGGTAAAACTATGTTAGATAACTATAACGTTAGACCAATTGAGTATTATAACTTAGTTAAAGAAGAGAACTTTAAAGTTAAGTCACTTAAAATAGAAGGTAAGTATATGTACGGATACTATGATAAGAATGGTAAGGCCTATAAGTTATATCAACCTCATAGTAAACATAAGTTTCATAAGATTAATAAACATCTACAAGGATTTGATCAGCTTAAATATAATAAACCATATTTGGTAATATGTTCATCTCTTAAGGATGCAATGTGTCTTGCCAGTATTGGCTATAATATAGAGGTAATAGCTCCTGACTCAGAGAATACTATGATTAAACCACATGTAATAGAATATCTTAAGAAGAAGTACAAAAAAGTAATAACACTTTTTGACAATGATGATGCAGGTAAAGCTGCTATCATGAAGTATGGTTCTATGTATAAACTAGATGGTCTAATATTTCCTACCGCCAAAGATATTTCTGATGGTATGAAAGAAAATGGTCTTGATTATGTGCATCTTATAATACAACCAATACTAAAAAAAGTAATAAATAAATAATATGAGAAAAATAAGATGGTGGATACCAGGTAACGTACCCTCTAGTAAAAATGGAAGACGTTGGACAGGTAAATACTTTATTGCTAGCAAAGCTGTAATGAATTATAGAAAAGCTACTAAAGATATATATTTAAAATATACTGAGGATTTTAAGCAAGAACTAGAGAAGTTAGAATTACCAGTAAAAATATCTTTTGAATTTATCAGAGGCAGCCGTCATAAGTTTGACTATATAAATCCTGCACAGACAGTGCAAGATGATATGGTTAAGTATGGGTGGATTGAAGATGATAATGCTGAATATATAATTCCTGCATTTGAACAATATACATATGATAAAGAAAACCCTGGTGTATGGATAGAACTAATTTTAGATGAAGAAAATAATATCACTTGATGAGTTTTTTATGCTAAAGAAAATGATCTCAGCTTCCAAAGAAGACTTAGAAGTTGCTTTGGCTATATGGACTACCCAGTTTAAAGATAGAGAAATTTTAGATAGATTAATGTGTAAGGCATTAGCTTTTGATAAAAGAGTAAACTTCTCTATTGCTGTAGAGTATACTTTTACATACAAGGGATACAATTCTATGTCTGATATGAGTACACATAAAATACATGCATATATAAATGGAAAGAAACTAAATGATGTATATAATAAAATATTAAAAAAGATAACAGATGATTAATATACAAGATCAGGTTGCTAGAACAACTAAAACTCTAATATTTGATGAGCCCTTTTATGGGCTCTTTTTGATTGGTATCAATAAGAAGTACAGTTTACATATACCTACTGCTGGTGTAAGCAAACATGGTATTGGTATGCAATTGACTATAAACCCAGAGTTCTTTACAGAGCTCAAGCCGGAAGAAAGATATGGCTTAATAAAACATGAGTTATTACATATAGCTTTTGGACACTTAATTTTAAGAGACAAGTATTCTAATCATAAACTATTTAATATAGCTGCTGATTTAGAAATTAACCAATACATATTGGAAAGCAATCTACCAGAAGGAGGATTGTTATTGTCAAGTTTCCCAGAGCTTAATTTACCTAAAAAAGCAGGTACAAGTAAATATTATGAACTTTTACAACAAGCACAGCAAGATGGTACAAGCCCTACGTTAGATTCTTTAATGAGTCAAATGGATGGTACTACACCACATTGTCATAGCACATGGAATGAGTTTAATGATTTATCTGAAGCTGAGAAGAAGCTAGTAGAAAAACAAATTGAACATCAACTAAAAGAATCTGCTGAACAAACCATTAAAAGATCTGGTACGGTACCTGGTGAGTTAGCTGATCTTATAAGGAAGCTTACACATGTTGAGCCTGCTAAATTTGATTGGAAAGGATACTTAAGAAGATTTGTTGGTAATTCTAGTGTGGTGTATACTAAAAAGTTAAGACGTAAGTATAACAAACGGTATGCAGCTAATCCTGGCCTTAAAATTAAGTTTAAGAATCATATACTCGTTGGTGTTGATACTAGTGGTTCAGTCAACAATGAAGAGTTAACAGAATTCTTTAGTGAATTAACACACATGCACAAGACAGGCCACAAAATTACCGTAGCACAATGTGACACACGCTTAGGAAGCGTGAAGGAATTTAAACCTAATCAAGATTGGGAAATACATGGTCGTGGTGGAACTAGCTTTCAACCAGTTATTGATCACTACAATGAAAAGAAAGGGCAATATACAGCTCTAATATATTTAACAGATGGTGAAGCATATGCACCTGAAGATTGTCCAAAGAATACCTTATGGTGTTTGAGTAGTATATCTCAGATGAATGATGAGTTACCAGGAAAAGTAATAAAATTTAATTAATAAAAAAATGGCACAAGTAAATTTAAACGTAACAGAATTAAAAGGTTTTGTAAATCATATAATAACTAATAATAGATTTCTACAACAAGGAGGAAAACATCCTGTATCAGTAGAAGTAGTAGGTGAATCAGGTATTGGTAAAACCTCAAGTATTGTTGAACTAGCATCAGAAAATAATCTGAAATTTGTTAAGTTAAACTTGGCTCAGATAGAAGAGCTAGGTGATCTTGTTGGCTTTCCAGTACGTCAGTTTCAAATGTATAAAGAAAAGATAGTACAACCAAAAAACAATAATGTAAACATGGTAACTGCAACACAAAGAGCAGCAGGTACTAGTCTAGCTAATCTAAACTCTTCAGTAACTAAAAAAGTAGGAATGTGGGTTGATGAGTTGGCTGTACAAGAGTACTTAAAGCAGGGTTATAAAATGACAGGTAAGAATAGAATGTCTTATTGTGCTCCAGAGTGGATTGCTGATGCAAAGGCCGGTGGTATCTTATTACTAGATGACTGGAACCGTGCAGATACAAGGTTTATTCAAGCAGTTATGGAATTAATAGACAGACAAACATATATCTCATGGACTTTACCAAAGGATTG